ATCACAGGCGAAGGCAAAAATGGGCGGTAAGCACAGCGCAAGGGCTATGCAGTTAGCCACTAAGATTTACAAATCAAAAGGCGGAGGTTACTCTGGTGCTAAGAGTTCTTCAAACAAATTAAGCAAATGGGGAGATCAAAAGTGGAGAACCTCAGATGGAACTAAGTCAGAAGGTAAGAAAAGATACTTACCAGACAAAGCATGGAAGTCTTTGAGTGCTGGAGAAAAGAGTGCAACAAATAGAGCCAAGTCAGCAGGGTTAAAAGCAGGCAAACAATTTGTAGCACAGCCCAAAGCTATTGCAAAGAAAACAGCAAAATTTAGAAAATGATGTTTGAGGGATTCTTGTTTGGGTTATTATTTGTTACCTTTACAATAGGAATTTCCTTCATCATAGGAGAAATAATTGAAAGAAGAGATGCCAAAAAATAAAATAGTTGGAAAGAGTAAGAAACCCGGAAGCACTAAGGCTACGGGTCGTAATATTTCTATTCAAGCCGCATACAATAAAAAGCCTGAAGAGGTCGCTAGAAGAGTCGAGTTAACTAAAGAGGCTCGTAAACGTGGCATTTATGGCAAGCGTTATGCTGCCGGAAAAGACTTATCGCACACTAAAAACGGTAAGATGGTACTAGAAAGTACAAGTAAGAATCGGGCCCGTAACGGACAAAACGGTAAGTCAACAAAAAAATAATAATTTAATTTGCTTTGTCATTCGGTCTCAGATTATATTTGTAACCCTTATGAAAGATTTAGTTAAGAAAGCACACCAAGTAGCCAAAGAAAAAGGCTTCTGGGACACAGAAAGAAACGTCTCCGAGATGTTAATGTTAATTGTTAGTGAACTAGCAGAAGCCCAAGAAGCACTGCGTAAAGGTCACTACGCAGAAAAATCCATTGCTGATGGATTACAGAAAGATTTAGAATTGAATAACTACGATGAGGAGTTTACGATGGACATTGGAATTTGGAAATCTTTATTCGAGGAGAAAATAAAATCCTCCTTTGAAGATGAAGTTGCCGATGTTGCTATCCGTTTGTTTGACCTTTGCGGAGGTATGAACATTGACCTTGAGAAACATATCGAGTTGAAGATGAAGTACAATTCTCTTAGAGGCTACAAACACGGAAAAGCATTTTAATTATGAATATAGAACACAAAATTTTATCTGACGTTGTAGTATGGTCTAAGTACGCCAAGTTTCAAGAAAGTTTACAGAGGAGAGAAACATGGAAAGAAATTGTGGATCGCAATATGCAGATGCACATTCGTAAGTTTCCTAAATTAGAATCAGAAATCAAAAACGCTTACAAATTTGTATATGACAAAAAAGTTCTTCCGTCTATGCGCTCACTTCAGTTTGGCGGTAAGCCGATTGAGGTCAACAATGCTCGCCTATTCAATTGTAGTTATCTGCACATTGATGACTATAGGGCATTTAATGAGACGATGTTTTTATTATTGTCTGGTACAGGCGTTGGCTATTCGGTTCAAAGGCATCACGTGGCTAAATTGCCAGCCGTACAAAAAGCAAAAACCAATCGGAGATATTTAATTCCTGATAACATTGAGGGATGGGCCGATTCAATTAAGGTTTTGATGAAGTCTTATTTGGGTCTCAGCAAATGGAAACCCAATTTTGATTTCCGTGCTATCCGTGCAAAGGGGGAGAGACTAATTACAAGTGGTGGGGTTGCTCCAGGTCCAGAGCCTTTGAAGATTTGCTTAATGCATATCGAAAGCATCCTTGACCGCAAACAAGATGGAGAACAACTATCATCCTTAGAGTGCCACGATATCCTATGTCATATTGCAAATGCTGTACTAAGCGGTGGAATCCGTAGGTCAGCAATGATCTCTTTGTTTGATTACAATGACGAGACAATGTTGACTTCGAAGTTTGGTAATTGGTGGGAGTTAAATCCTCAACGTGGTCGTTCTAACAACAGTGCCGTTATCAAAAGGAATGGTGCTGTCACTAAAAGCGACTTTTTGGATTTATGGAAGAAGGTTGAACTAAGTAACTCTGGCGAACCGGGTTTCTATTTCACCAATGATATTGAATTGGGTACGAATCCTTGCTGTGAGATTTCTTTAAATTCTTTTCAGTTCTGCAACCTTGTAGAAATCAAGGCATCCGATTTAATCGATCAGCATGACTACGAAGAAAGAACAGCCGCAGCAGCCTTTATTGGAACGCTCCAAGCCTCTTATACTGATTTCCATTACCTCAGACAAGAGTGGAAAGAAGTAACGGAGAGAGAAGCCTTATTGGGAATCGGAATGACGGGTATTGCATCGGGCAAAGTTCTTGAATTAGATATGCCAGAAGCTGCTGAGGTTGCTTATAGAGTCAATAGAAGTACTGCCGATGAAATTGGAATTAAAAGTGCTTACAGAATCACTTGTGTTAAGCCATCAGGAACCTCTTCTTTGGTCTTAGGAACATCTTCTGGGGTACACGCTTGGCATGACCAATACTACTTGCGCAGAATCCGTTTGGGTAAGAACGAGGCTTTATATACATACCTATCGGTATATCATCCAGAATTGCTTGAGGACGATGTAATGTCTCCACAGAATCAATCGGTTGTATCTGTTCCTGTATCTGCTCCACAAGGGGCTATTACAAGGGGCTCAGAGAGTGCTATTCAATTCCTAGAGAGGGTGAAGTTAATCCACGAGAAATGGATCAAACCTGGCCACATAGCAGGAGAAAACACTCATAACGTCAGTGCAACAGTTACGCTGAAGAAAAACGAGTGGGCAATGGTAGGAGAATGGCTATGGGAAAATCAAAACCACTACAACGGTCTTTCCTTCTTACCTGAAGACTTAGGATCGTACCAACAGACTCCATTCGAAAGTATTACAAAGGAGCAATACGAGCAACTCGTGACAAATTGTAACGCTTTGGATGTCGCAAAAATTGTAGAGATTAGCGACAAGACTAACCTAAGTGAGCAAGCAGCTTGCGCCAGTGGTGCTTGTGAGATTTCATAAGTAAAATGTCTAGTTTTTTGCAATAAAAACAGGACAAATTCGGAAAAATGCCGAGAAGACCCACATTATTTGACAGTAGTGTGGGTTTTTTCATGCTTTAGCGCATTTAAATGCATATAATGACGGATAAATCAGACAAATTATACCCGAACGCATATAAAGTGTCATATATGGCTCATTTTCATACCCTTTTGGGTGCTTTAATGCACATTATAATGGTTAAATGCGTCAAAAATAGCACAAATTGCACATTTTAATGGTTAAAATGTGTAAAAACAACACAAATTACCACTTATATTGTGATTTTAACCTATAAGTTCATAATTTATAGTTCATAGTTAACTTGTAAGTATAAACCTTATCTTTGTGCTATGAAACATATATTATTTATCGCAATGTGCATTACGATAATTTCATCTTGCTCTCCTAAGCATAGATATGACAAACTGATACGCAAATATCCGTATTTATACGAGAGCGATACGGTAATTGTAAAGGACACCATCATTAAGGAAATCAAAGTGCCTGTGGCTGAGTATAGGGATTCTTTTATCATTCAGCACGATACTATGATTGAAACAAAGAAATTGATTATCTATAAGAAAGGTTCTTTCTTTGGAGTAACAGTAAAGCCCGATACCATAACCTTCAGAGATACTGTTGCATACGAAGTTAAAGTGGCCGGAAGAGTGATTACTAAAGAATTCATAAATTGGTGGTATATTGCAGGCGCATTCCTTTTTGGTGTGATACTCGCCCTATACTTAAGAAAATGAAGTTTAACCAAGAATCTTTCGATGAGTATGATGGGATAGGTAGGCAATTGCTTACTGCCTTTCTTGAAAGTAAGTGTCACAATGTTTCAAATAATCGTGACAAATATGGTATTGATCTTGTCACAGAAAAAGATGGCATAGAATACAAATGGGAGGTGGAGATGAAGGTTAAGAGACCTTGGACTTGTAGGGAAGATTTTCCATTTAAGAGTGTCTCCTTCCTCAATAGAAAGGCGAAATGGAAAGAAACTACGTTCTGGTATGTTATCATATGCTCTGAGACCCAAGCTGCTTTGATGTGTAGATCAGACATTATCTTTGATGAGAAATATAAAGAGAAAATTTACATCAATACAACACAAAGAAAAGGAACAGATGAATTTTATAGAGTTCCGAAAGAATTGTGTATATTTGTGCCTAAACAAGAATTTATAGTATGAAAGACAACGTAAACCCTTCACATTACAAGCAAGGTAAAGTAGAATGCATTGACGCAATTGCATCCGCTACCATCAACAAAAGAGGCTTAGATGCCGTATGTACTTCTAATGTACTTAAGTACTTATGGCGTTGCGAATCTAAAGGTGGTTTAGAGGATATGAAAAAGGCTCGGTGGTATTTGAACAAAATGATTGAGCAGTACGAGCAAGAACCAAAGGAAGAATTCGTACATCCAAATGCGGTGTACTTTAGCAAATTGTGAAAATCTACTGGACATATAGCAAAACAAATTTAAAACCTTCAGAGGTTTCTAAACACGAACAAGAAAAGGTTCGTTTTTCATCTGATTCAACCCATATTGGAGGATTAGATAGAACGCCTATACTAACTCATTGCATTAGTAGTAAAGGTTATTTACACGCTATTAATTATTGTCCAGGACAAGAAGTACACTTGGCTGTGATTGGAGGCTTAGATGCTGATTGCAGATATAAAGATACAGTAACAACCGAGCAACTTCTCGCCCTTGGAAATGTAGTAAGATTCTATTTATCTTTGGGAGAAGTTATCGAGGAAGGAGACTTCGCAAATTTTAACTTAGAGCAATGGCTAAAAGCAATAAACAAATAATTGAGGACGAAGTCAGAGAACTTCAAAAACTAATTTCATGGTGCGAGTATTATACCGCCATCGACAATCCAATTGAGGCAAACAAAGCACAAAAAGAAATTGAAGACCAAAAACGAAAAATCCACAGCCTTAGAAAAACTTTGGGAGTACCTCAAGGAAAATAAAATTTCTGAAGAGGAAGCAATCGAAAGATTACATCTGCAAGATTTTGATCCTGCCAAGGATTTTTATACAACTTTGGTCTCAGCATCAAAACAATTGATGACTTCTGTAAAGGATAAGACTTTAGACCTTGACGATTCATATCAGAAAGGTTTGTTTCAATTGCTACAAGCAGGAGATAAGATTAACAAGAGTCTTAAGTTAGCCAAGTTAGAGGCATATCCAGAAGAAAATAAAGACGATGAGGAAGGCTCTTTCCTTGATCGTGTAACTACTAGGCGATGAAAAAACCTAAATTCGTATATGACGAATGGTTCAGCAAGTACGGTCTGAGCCCCTTAGCTTCAATGAAAGAAAAGGATATCTGGTGGGCACAAGAACGTGTTTTTTGGATTGAAGGTCGTTTCGGATTGACTGGTCCTCACTACTTTGCACTAACACAAGGATGGGTAAAAGACGCTAGAGGTTTCAAAAAAAGACCGCTTTGGCGAGATATAGATGAATTAATCTATGAGGGATATATGGAAGCCCGTAGAACTAATCACGATTTATTTGTAACTAAGAGACGTGAGGTTGGACTATCTTTTATCTTTGGCGGAATCATTCCAATGTGGATTGCGATGACCAATCCTGGAAGCACATCACTCATCACCTCAGCAGATAAAAAACGTCTTGAGGCTTTGTTTAAAGATAAGACACGTGTAGTGTACGATGAGTTTGAAGAGTATGCCCGCCCTGGAATTGTATCTACTCGTCAAGAAGGATACCTCCACTTAGGTCGTAGGGATGCCAAGACGGGCTCAGTTACCGGATTAGATTCTCAGATTATTACCAAGGAGACAGTTGAAACACCAACAGCATTCGAGGCGTATCGTGCGATGCATATTTTTATAGACGAATGTATGCTTCATCCTAAGGCCGATAAGGTTTATAAATCGGCTCAAGCGAGTACCAAATCAGGTTTTGTTAAGGTTGCCCCAATTGTCATTGGTGGTAGTGCTGGTGAGGCTACATCAATTGGCCAGAAGTTAGCCAAAACATTGTGGGATAATGCCGAGGCTTTGAAGATTCTAACCATCTTTCTCCCTGGTTATCAAGGGATTATGGAAGCCCCCGAATTAGACGAAAATGGTAAGGAAACTGGCAAAATATTAAACTTCTGCCCCAATGGTTACAGCGATGAGAAGGCTGCGACAGATTGGATTATGCAAACACGTGGTGTGCTTGACAGTATGGAAGATAAATCGTATTTGAATTCTTTTATTAAACAATACCCTTTGGACATCCAAGAGGTATTCTCAGTAAGTGGTCAAGGTGCTTTTCCAAGATCGATTATGGATAAATTGGATACGCAAGAGCGTATGATTTTAGCGTCTCGTCCTCCTATCGATAGATCAGTTTTACACAGAAATTATGACGGAACGATAATTAAAAGGCCGGTTAACAATAGCCCTATGTATTTTCTTGAAGATCCCCAAGAAGGACATACATACATCGCTGGAATTGACCCGATTCCATTTAACTCTAAGAATATGGGTGATGGCTCTAAGCAAGCAATAGCAATCAAAGACATAGATACCAACAGGTATGTAGCATATTATGCTGAAAGAGATACCGATCCAGATGCTATTGTGAACAATATGATTCTGCTTCAAGAGTATTATAATAACGCCATAGCAATGATAGAGATTAACCGTGGTGGCGTAGTGAAGCAGAAGTACAAGGATGCTGGCAAACTTCACCTATTGGCAAAGAAACCTATCTTCCTAGGCAGAGGATTTTGGAAGGATGATGATTCTATAGGGTACTATAAGAATGATGTGACAGCAGAACGTGGCAATAGTTATATGATTGATTATTTAAATTCGTATAGCAATGACATATGGTTTATTGAAATAATTCAAGAGCTCAAGAATTACTTGATTGAAAACACGGATGTTGTCGATGCTATGGTTGCTTGTGAGATTCTCCACAAAAACATTATACGTAAGTTCGAAATAAAGAAACCACAAGCACTAACCACCAAGGAGATACCATTTTTGGAACTCAGAGGTGGTAGATATGTGCGTGTCTGGAAGACCGTTAAAATTTAAAATGGTTTATTTCTAATCGTTCTAAATAGTCAACAAGAACATCTATAGTTTTTTGTGACAGATTAGGGCCATCCATTTCCATTTGTATTTTAATTCTACGTTTGTATAGCACAACCAAATACCCATTAATAGGAGTAGTATGGAATCTGCGCATCAAGGTAGGTATGATGACATCATCTCGCTCACTAAAAGAAGGAGCAAAATGAATTTTTCTCTTAGGTAATTCATTCTTCAAAGCCGATAAAATAACTCTTAAGTCTATCCCATAGTGAGGGATATTTAAGGTCATAATAGCGTGAGTTGGGTCGGTTTGATCAGTTCTATTAGTTTGTTGCATTCCTTTATAAAAAAGTCCATATTTAAATTATTCAAATCAAATTCCTCCAATTTATTGTAGGGGAAGGTTTGATATCCCTCGCACAAGTGGTGCTGTCTACCATCCTTATTTAACTTAAGCGATACACCGCCCTTGATTACCGGAATAAACCTATAAATCTTACCGAATTCCAATCTCTTTTCCTCGTTGCCATCAAGGTAAGCAAACTCTACATGCCAGCCCTTAGAAGCCTTGTAACGACCACAGAAGTCCAAGATGTTCTTGTGCTTGCGTAATGTAACTTCGATGGGCGTATTGTTTACAAAGTATTCTCGTACTGCCAGAGGCACGACCATATATGAGTTATCCTTGTGCCAATCTTTCTTGGTTTCAAAAGCTCCCTTCTCTTTAATCTTTCCGAATTCATCTACAGCAATGTAATTGTTTACATCCCGGATAATCATCTTGGAGTAATTGGCGTATTCCAATTGCAACTTGGTGATTACTTCCCACTCTTGACAGATTTTTATGATATCATCTCGTAACAAATAATTATATAAAATTGTTACACCATCTGTGTTAACTTGCAGTAGGGATGCACCTTGGCGAACTAAGCGTTCTACCAACATTGATAAAAGCAATTGTCCGTTTACAGTGACTGCAAAGAATACATTCGGATCGTAGAAACAAGATACATCTGAGCCCGTCTTACCAAACAAACCATTCAGTGCCAACTTCAATGCATCAGAGGTTAACTTGTCCCCTTCTTTCTGTGCCTTGACTCTCTCTTGGAAGATATCAGAGTATACCTTGACAAAGGTATCTTGGTCCATCTGTTTAGGGTGTAAGCGATTCTGAATAAACAAGTTAGGGTAATATGACTTCACATCGATGTCAAGTATTCCGTGTGTAAAATTTGACTGATATACCCCTGGCTTAACGCATCCGTGTATACCACCTACTCCGTAATCGATTTGAATATTGTTGTACTGAACGCTGAATGAGAATGATTTCTTTTGTTGGGCGATTCTCTGTACTCGAATATTGTTATCACGAAATTTGTCGTATAAATCATTGGTAGATAATCGAGTATCCATATTCTCTACAAAATTCTTAAGGAATTGTGCAGACGATACAGTTCCTTGCATTAGTCTCATCAACTTCTGAAAGCCAGGCTCAACAAAGGAAACATAAGGAAAGATAATCTTTTTCAGAGCGACATCTGTTCTCTTCCCACGTATCTCTTTCAGCTCGGGTACCGGCATTCCCATGTTATCAGATAGATACTTCAAAAAGATTGACTCGCCTATGATTACATCGCTCTTGTTCATCACCTTAAGTTTGTACTTCTTACTGATTTTTTTACGCAACTCTATCTTCTCCTTGCACATAGAATAGAACTTGGCGGTAAATAGCACATCGTTCTTGTTGTATTCCAATAATGTAGGCAGATTGGTAGGAGTAATGGTGGTAGTGTGATCCATAGGCATATCCATTACATTATCCCATCCACACGAGACTTCTAAGGCTTTCAAAGATGTGGACCTAGCCTTATTGTCATAGTGGTTAAGCAGATACAAATCCAATTGATTAATGGTCTGCTTGCTATAAGTCTTTTTCTCAGCGTTGATTAATGTCTGAGCAAAGGCGTATATCAATTCTCCTTTATTCAATCGACTTTCCACGATGCTAGACACCACTGGCCAATCAAAGTGTAGGTTATTAAAGCCTACCATTCCGGCTTTCTTTTGTTCAAGCATCTTGATATACTTAACAAACTCATCGAATTGATTCTTGAAATCAGTAATCACGAACTCATTCATTTCCTCGGTCTGAGGATCATAATCTATGTAAGTAAAACAATTAGAAAATGTTTCTACATCATATACTTTTATCATTTTATTTTATATGTTAAACTATGACACATCACAATACCTTCGGGAGTTTGAATTTCTAAATAATAATAATCTTTTATCTTATTCCAACCAGTGCTATAAACTAGTATTTGAATATTGTTGTAAGTAAAATATCCATTTTTGAGTTCTTTAAAATAATATGGACTCAGGTTGAATTCCAGCACCTCTTCCCCACGCATTTGGTGAGTTAAACAAATCATTCTCAGTTGTCTCAATATCATTTTTTATCGTCATTAAATTGTTAAAGATTCCATCTTCGGTGTACTGACCCGACTCACGATTAAACTCGTAATCTATTCGGCCCAACTTACCACGGAAATGGTATTTCATTTTCTGAATGTGTACTTCTACCGGATCTTTCTGTCCGTTCTGAAACGCTCTGTGTACTGCAATACCAATGTCGGGTACATTAAAGAAGTGATGTGAGCCCGAAATATCGTACAGACGAGGTACATTGTAACCAGAAGCTGTCTTGTCCATCTTACGAGGGTGGGCCACTAGGCATACATTGACATTAAACTTAACAGCGAACTGCTTTAGTTTGCGTAACAAGTTACCAATTTTCTCGTTAGAACTCTCTTCAGAACTATCTTGCTCGATGTAGTTAAAAGGATCTAAGCATAAGCAATCAATACCATTACGCTTAACCAACATCTCAGCCAAACGCAATAGGTTGGTGATGCTGTAGTCTTGGATGGTTTCGACATTGTAAAACCAAAAGTGTTTGTTTATGATTCCAACAGCAGTTTCAACTTCTACAGAGTTCATTTTGTTTAGTGCTTTGCCAAGCAGTTGTTCGCTCATCCGTGTAATTTTTAAGGGGGCAAGGTTCTCTGGGCTGAACATTCCGAAACGCCATCCTTTCAGATAAGCAAGGCGTATAAACATAAAGTCAAGCCAAGTACTCTTGCCTGATCCTGGAATACCTGTTACAACAACTAATTCTCCTCTGCTCCAAGAAAGATGCTCATCGGTCTCAGACATTCCTACGTGAGCCCCAATCGGATACCCATCTGTCCTATATGAGTTGACTACAGATAAGTAGTCAACTGCCGAGGATATCTCGGCAATTGGTAGAGGCTTGGCATCGTGGAATAAGCGTGTGATAAACTCTTGTCCATACCGCTTGAGGCAGTCATTGGCATCCTTCTCATTAAGAGGGAAGTCTATGATTCTTATATCGTGATGGGTAAATCTGCGAGCAATGTCGGTCTTTAACTTCCGGCCTGGCTCATCGTTATCGGTGGCAAGGTATATTATCTTATCGGTAAATAAGTCATACACACCGTCCAACCAATCGAGGTTATTGTTATTAACAGAAGCACCGTTAGGTACAGAAATTCCAACGCAGTTAGACTGATGCCAGACCATTGTCTCTTCTTCTCCTTCACAAATAATAACATATGGTGAATTTTTAATCGCATCTATATTGTAGGGAACTTTCTTGGCATCCTTGACCATTTTAAATTTCTTGTCTGATGTCTTGAATTTTATATTAATCAATTCATCATTGAGAAAGTAATTGAAACATATGACCTTGTGTTCTGCCTGGTCTTGTGGCATCCATTCCTTAGATTCGCTGATGCGAAAATGCTTAACGGTCTGTGGAGTTATCTTACGATTCTCGAAGTACTCAAAGATTTTAGGTTGCGAAACTTCTGGACGGGCCTCAGGACGCACATATTGGTTCACTGAGCCACTCCAACCGCAGTGGTGACACTTCCATACTCCGGTGTCTATATTAACGCCTAAGGATGGATCATTCTTCTTCTTGCGAGTATGAGCACACTTAGGGCAGACAGTCTTAACCTCTCCGCTCCATCGGTCTCGTAAGTCAATGCCTAACTTGACTAGTTTATCTGCGTTCATTAGTCAAATGATAAACCATCTTCAAGAAGTAAAGCATAAAGTTTATCTCGTGTATCCTTGAGGGCCTTGTAGTACTCATCAGGCATAGTATCGGGGGCGTACTTGGTCTGAGACCTTAAGTGCTGGTCTAATTCCCACGCTAGGTTGTACCACTTAGATGCTTTACTCATTAGGTCAAATTCTAATTGGTCTTCTGGTAAATTAAATTCTAGTATTGCTTTCATTTCTTTTTGTTTTTATTGTGTGACTTAACATAACGATCTGCTCGTTCTTTAGTGGGAAATTTATATTTCAATTCGTAGTTTATATAAACTCTCCATTCAGGAATGCCATTGACAAGAGCATAAAATATTTCAATATTATCAGCCATCCCATTCGCCTTTCTCAACTGCTTTGATTACATCCTTAAAGGAACTAGCGTTGTAGAATTTAACCCCATAGTCAAAGATTGTACCTATCCATACGCCTCGCTGATCCTTACTAATCATAAAGGTGATGTCACCTACATCCTTGGTGAAGTAGTGATACACTTGGCCATCTCCACTTTCTTCTGTAGTCACGGTCTTTTTCTCAAACCGGAACTTAATTGCTTCTCTGGTTGTCATATAATTTTTTTAGTTCTTTTTTAACATTCTTTTGAAATTCATTAAAGGTTAGTGCTTTAGATGGTTCACACACACTCTGAGCCCTAGGATCGTGTTCGCACAATGCGAAGTCTAATCGTTTAATCTCATATACTTTGTTCATATCATTTCAGTGCTTATTAATGCCTTTGCGTTTTCAATTGACATTGAAATATAATCTAACGCCCGTTTATAACCTTCTGCATAACCATCGGCATAACTGATTTGCTTTTGCTCCTTCTCCATTTCTTTGGCTTGTTCTTTTAATTGCTTTAACCTTTGATTTTTTTCATCTTTTGATATATGTTCTGTAAAATAATCATAATGTAAAATTTCAATTTGCTTAGCGTACCACTCCACTGCCGTTTGTTGTTTATTGTTTGTCATTGCTCACCTCCTCCGTAGGTTTCGTTGTAGTATTGTTGTGAAA